CAAAAGAGTGTAGATAATGCATCTTAACATTGATAGCACTAAAACGTATAGCAATCAGAACGATAGTACACATAGAGTAACAATACATTATGGTGGAACTAGAAGTGGTAAGAGTTATGCTTTACTACAATGGTGTATCGTACAAGCTCTCACAGGTAAGCATAACATAACGATTGTGCGTAAAACAGTCCCATCACTTAAGAGAACGATTTTAAAAGATTATAAAGATGTGATGAGTGCATTAGGATTATGGGAGGATGGTTCGTTTAATAGCACTGATAGAGTATATGAGTTCCAAAGTGGGAGTACTATACAATTTATATCTACGGATGATGCGGAGAAGCTGAGAGGATTAAAGAGTAGCATCTTATGGTTGGAGGAAGCAAATGAGATAGATAGTGAGAGTTACTTCCAGCTACAAATTAGAACTACTCAAACGATTATCCTTTCCCTCAACCCAACCATCAGCCCCTTCCATTGGATAAGAGGATTAGAAGCACAACAATACTTTACCACATATAAGGATAACCCATACCTAGAACAATCAGTAGTAGAAGCAATTAAGGACCTACAACACACCAACCCTAAAGCATGGAAAACTTATGGGTTAGGAGAGTTCACAACCAATGAGAGAGCAGTGTTCCAATTTAACTTAGTTGATTGGGTACCTGATGATGCAGAGTTTGTGTGTTGGGGATTTGATGCAGGATATAGTGCTGACCCTTCCGCAATGGTAGCAATATACAAATGGGGTTCAAAGGATTTATATTTTGTGGAAAGCTTATATGAGAAGGGTATGGTAACGGATGATTTGATTAAACACTTCAAAGGTTGTGTGAGTGGCAGAGAGGAGATATGGTGTGATAGTGCTGAACCCCGCTTAATAGAAGAACTACATAGAGCAGGGTTTAATACGAAACCTGTTGTTAAGGGTAAGGATAGTATTAACTTTGGAATACAGGTTATGCAGAACTACACACTCAACATACCTAAAACATGCAACAACTTAGTGAATGAGTTTTATTCATACCAATGGGGAGTAGATAAACACCAACACGTAACTGATAAACCAGAAGGTGGGTTAGACCATCTTATTGATGCAGCACGTTATGGATGTATGATGAAGTTAAGTAATGTGGCAACAGCAAAAGGAAAATACGTTATAACAATAAGATAATAATATGGAAACAAACTACCTACAAATCGGAGAAGCACAAATAGATGAGAAGGGTGTAATGGAGATGGCAGCATACATTGCTCACTTAGAGAAAGAGCAAACTAAACTATTGGAAGAACTAACACAAGCTAAAGCATTCCTATCTGCTACCATACACCAAAGAGCATCTGCGGAGAGTAAGGTGAGAGAACTACAATACCGATTAGATAATAAGGTGGTGATTGATATAACATCTAAACCTACAATTAAATCAGCATTTGATACAATAGAGTTAATTAACCCAGAACAATATAGAGAGAAACAAAACCAAAGATAATATGAAACAAACAATTCAAATTACAGTACCCACCGATTGGAGTGCTATAACATTAGAGAAATACCTTAAACTACATAACGATTTAAAATCCTATGAGGGAATAGATGCTGCTCAAACCGCACTCCTATTTTACCACCTATGCGATTTACCTAACGATTATCTTATGGGTTTAGATGTAGATACCTTCACAAAGATTAAAGGGGATTTAGAGGGGTTTATGCAACGTACTGACCTACCCATGCAGAAGATAATAAAGATAGATGGTAAGGAGTATGGATTAGAACCTAACTTGAGTAAGATTGCTTATGGTGCTTACTTAGATATAGCAAAATACGAAACCTTTCAGATAGATAACAACTGGGCGAAGGTGATGAGTATCTTATATCGTCCTATCACAAAGAGAGTGGGTGATTTATATGAGATAGAGAAGTACAATGGTAACATAGATGGAGATAAGTTTTTAGGATTAGGTATGGATATCCACTTCGGTGCATTGTTTTTTTTTGTGCATTTATTAGAAGAATTACCGAGTTTTATCCTGAAATCTTTGAAGGATACACCGGGGATACCTCCCAACATCAAATCAACTTTGGAAAAAAGTGGAGAAGCTATAGCTCAGTTATACAGTTAGCTAAAGGAGATATCCGTGCAATAGAGGATGTGGTTCAACTACCATTAGAAACATGCTTACTATTCCTAGCGCATGATAGTGATTTCAATAGGTTACAAACACTTATGCATAACGAAATGTTAGCAAAAGTAAAATAATCAACTACATTTAGGTTATTGATTGTTAAAATAGTAAATAAATAAATAAATGCCAAACCCATCTTATTTAGCAAGATTCGTAGCAACATCAGGTGTTTACATAGGACCTACACAGGGTAAATCATCACCAAAGAATAATAGGAGAGCATGCTTATGCATTCACTCCAATACATACTCACGTAAGTGTTGTAATGGTGCATTATTAGAGCAAGGTATAGGTTCTACCGAAGTTCCGTATTCACAAACACAAAATCAATAAAATTAGTTTAGCATGGCTATATTAAATAAAACACAATTAGAGGCTGTCAATCAAGCAGATTTCCCAGATAACTCAACGGGTTTAATTACTCCTGCTTTATTAAGAGAATTTAATACTGATATGATTGATAGTATGGCAATCACCGGTTCAGCTGCTAGTGGTACATCAGGTACGTCAGGTGCCAATGGAACATCAGGATTAAATGGTACGAATGGAGCAGCAGGTACTTCAGGATTAAATGGTACTAACGGAGTAGCAGGTACTTCAGGATTAAACGGAAGTAATGGTACATCGGGTATATCAGGTGCTGGGGGAAGTTCAGGTTCATCAGGTACATCAGGAGTATCAGGTACTTCAGGTATCAATGGGACTAGTGGAATAAATGGAACATCAGGTGCAAACGGAAGTAATGGTTCTTCAGGTACTTCAGGTATTACTGGAGATGGTGGAAGTTCGGGCACTAGCGGTGTTTCAGGAACATCAGGGATAAATGGAACTAGCGGTATCAATGGTACAAATGGCACGAATGGTGTTAATGGTAGCAATGGTACTTCAGGTACTTCAGGATTAAACGGAAGCAATGGCACTAGTGGAGTAAGTGGAACATCGGGTTCATCAGGTACTTCAGGAGTAAATGGAACTAGTGGTGTAAACGGAACTTCAGGGGTAGATGGTTCAAATGGTACATCAGGATTAAATGGTGACAAGTATGTAACAACATCTTCTACATCATTATTAATAGGAATAGGAACAAAGAATATTACCGTAGGTACTGGATTATCATACTCAATAGCACAAACTGTGTTGATTGCGTTTGATGGTGCAAACTATATGGAGGGTTCAGTAGTTTCATACAACACATCTAATGGTGCTATGGTAGTTAATTCTACTTTAGCAGTTGGTAGTGGAACATATTCTGCATGGAGTATAAACTTAGCAGGAGCAAGTGGAGGAGATGGTACTTCAGGTTCTTCAGGAACATCAGGAGTAAGTGGAACAAATGGTAGTGGAGGAGTAAACGGCACAAGCGGAGTGAATGGTAGTAGCGGAACATCAGGTTCATCAGGTACATCAGGAACTAGCGGTGTTAGTGGGAGCAGTGGATTAGATGGAAATAATGGAAGTAATGGTACTAGTGGTGTTAATGGAGGAACAGGAACATCAGGTACATCAGGTATAAGTGGTGGAGCTGGTTCTCAAGGAACATCAGGTACATCAGGATTAAATGGTTCTTCGGGTACATCAGGTTTAAGTGGAGCTGGAGGTTCTAACGGAACTTCAGGTACTTCAGGAAACACCGGTGCACCAGGAACATCAGGTTTTGATGGGACGAGTGGAACATCCGGAGTTAGTGGTGGAGCAGGTTCTAATGGAACTTCAGGAACATCGGGTTTGACAGGAACTAGCGGAACATCTTTAGATTTTCCTTTTACTGGTTCTGCACAAATCACAGGTTCTTTAGGAGTTACGGGTAGCTTAAAAGTTACTGGAGCAAATCCAGCGTTTGGTAACGTTGGTAAATTTGAAATAACAGGTAGTATTAATGCAACTCAAACTATCAATGGTTCATTCGTATCAGCAAGTGTTGGTATGAGAACAATTGAGTATCAATTTGTAGAAACTCCTGTTTTAGGTCCAGCAACTTTACCAACGTTAGCAGTTTCAGGTTCTAACTTATATTTTTGGGATAGTACACAATGGTGTTTAATAAACACTTGCACACCTACAACTACAAC